TGAGACCATCGGCAATTATGTTGCTGACCAGTTGCTTGAGAAACACAATCGTCGCCTTTCCGTCCGTGAGCGTGCGGATATCCTGAGAGCATATGGAAGCCGCAACAGTTCACCCGCTCCCGAATATCCCGAACTGAGCGCCGGGAACCATCTCATCACCCCGGCAGAACAGCATGCTTTGTGTCGGGCAGGGGCCGCGAAACTGGCCGAGGAGACTATGAATGAGGCCGCTATGGTCTGGGGGCGCGTCAATGAGGTTGTTGCCGGTGACATCCCCTATCAGTATCATATGGGCGGGGGCGTCCATTTCGTGAGCGATCTCATGCGTGAGAGCGATATGCCCCTTTTGAAGCCAATCACAGAGGCAGAGAGAGCGAACGCTCGGGGATCGGCCCGCATTGCGAAATCTATGGTGAAGTAGGGAGGAGGCTCATTTTATGCCTCGCAATAGTAAAGAGTTCGTCTATATCCCTGTTCCGGTACGGCGGGGAAGTCGGTTGCAGCAAAATCTCAGAAATGAGGCCGCTCGCGCAACTGGCGTCCCTGCCAATCACAAACAAATTGCCGTCGGGCCATATATCGCCGACCTGTTAAATGATCGGGATCGCGGCATCTATGGCCCGGAAGAAGATGAAGAGGGGGAGAGGCGAGATCGATGGTACTCAACCAGTTCTCGGTTCCTCACATCTCTCATTGAACAAACGGTACAAAAAGTGCTTGCTTCTCTCGGCCCTGTCCAGATGCAGGCACACGTTGAGCCGGTGAAAACCGAAGTCATAGAAGAAGCCCCTGATGACGCCCTTGCTGCCGCCTGGGGTGCCGATGACGATGATGAGGAGGAGTAACCAATGAGCAAGCTACGCGAAGTTAAACAAGATGCATGGCAAGATATCCCGGTGATTGCCGTCTTTGGTGACGGCCCCCTTTCCTGCTACGTGGGCATCAACGGCATTGCTGCATCGAATTACACAGAGCTTGCGGGGGAGGCGTGGGATGCTATCTCAGAGCTACGGGACAAGCTTATGCTTCAGGATCTCGACTTTGTGGGTGACGACATTGAAGAGATGTCGCTCACGATAGACCTGGATGCCGAGGACGACGAAGAGGTGCAAGAGGCAGGGCCAGAACCATCAGGGCACAACTTTTTCACCTGCCCGCCTGAAATAGCCGCACGTGCGAAGTTCTTGCGAGTAGGGGATCGTGTGACCGGCGTGATCGATGGACACTCTGTAACCGGCGTGATAGAAAGTGGTTGGTGGCGACGGGTAACAATACGCACCATTCTGGGGGATGACCTCGCCCCGGTCCCTGTCGTCAATTTGAGAAAGTTATAGATCTTGTAAGTTAGTTATCAAGCTTGCGGAAAGGGGAAACAGATGTTTCATTCCATGCAGAAGATACAAGTTGTTGCAGACAACGACACAGAACAGTCAAACTTAATCGGGCAATCAGGACGCGTTATTGATCCTGAATATCTCGCTGAATATGGCGAGGAGGAAACGTGCAATTTAGTTCGTTTGAATGGTTCAAATCGTGTTCTCTGTTTCGTTGATGAGGAGCTTGAAGCACGCTAATGGGGAGCAAACGCGAGATCAAATCAACCGATGCCTTTTTGCGAGACACACAGCAGGCAGTGAGCCGTTACTATGAGAACCGCGCCACGCAAGAAGACATAGCACAGATCGAATACGCCGCCGATTGGGGAGCGCAACATGTCAGTGACCGCTACCCCGCGCAACTTGGCTCTTACACGTTTCAGCGGCATTGTGAGGGGATGGAGATTGTGGGGGAAGCCTGTAACATCGTTGAGGATGATCGTACAGAGTAAGTTTCAAGTCTGACAAGTTAGTCCACAAGCTTACAGAGAGAAAGAAAGAGAGGAACCATGAAAGACTTCCAGACCAATAATCAGACCATTCAAGAGATTGCTGAGAAAGAGGGCGATCTCACTCATGAAGACATTGAAAACTTTGCCCTAGCCCTTGCCGAGAACGTTGCGGCTATGACGCTTGTACCGAATAAGACCCCAGAACAGGAGCAGGCGTTAGATGCCTTTTACAAATCTCTTGATAGGGGGCAATAATGCGCAAATACTATCATGTTGATCCTGAGATACAGGAGCATATGGAGGCGTTTGATCGGCGGTTTGATGTGATGCTAGAGGCGAGCCGCCGCAGTGTCGATGAAGCATTCGAGCAGGCTCAAGACCAAATCACACAAGAAACATTGCAGCATAACATTCAATCGGCCATTGATGATGCAGCCTTTCAGCAAAGCCGCCAACGTTCCCACTAGTAAGCAAGAGCCTGGAAGTTCTTCCAGGCTCTTTTTTTTATGGCTTCAACCCGCAGAAAATGAGAAACCAGAGGGTCAGGCCCAGGCCCAGGAGATAGACCGCTGCATATAATCCCCAGAGCGTGCGATCAATCCCCTGGACGATTCTGCTTCTCCTCATCCACACACTCCTGTACCGCTTGAGTCGTAAATCTCTGTAAAGCTGAATCCGCCGTAACGTTGATCTTTGCAACTCTCATCCCCTCCTGTTTGCCTAGCTCAAAAATCTCAGAGAGTAACGGTTGCCTCTTCGCGCTGAAGTATTTCTCCCCAACATCTAGGACACCATAGACAAATGAGCCGAAGGCAAAGAGACCGAGCATGCCCCAGTTGATTGCTTGCCCGCCCATGAATGCCGAGAAAATGAACTGCCCAACCGTAAACCCGACATTCAAAACGACAATGATCGCCAGCGCACGCAAGCTCTTGACTTGCGCCCGTTGGGCCGGGGAAAGATCAGGCGGGATCATGGCCTTCATTTCTGTTGCTCCTCATACGGGGCGGCAATCTCGTAGATCTTATGAAGGTCTCCCAGCGCACCGAGTAACACCCCGCCATTTTTCAATGCTTCGTTTTCTGCCGTAAGTGTGGCGTTTGCCTGTGTGAGAGCCTCGATTTCGGCTTTTTGCTGTAGCACAAGCTTCTCAAGATAGATCAACTCAGGCCCGGTGTATGCCTGAAAAACGCCTTTGTCAGTGTTGTACTCAAGGGTTGAGTACAAGCAACGAAGCTTGTTTCCCGGCTTCAATTGCGGATTGCTATACTCAAGCGGGTCTGCGGGATGCTCCTCTTCACATGGCATATCATCCCCGCGCCATGTGCCCGCCTGCAATCCCGCGAGGATACGCTTTCTGAAGCCTGCCGTCACTTTGAAGCCATTGCATGAGAGCGTTGTACCATCGTCTGTCCATCCCGTCGGTAACGTCATCTTTCCACCTGCTTTCAAGTAGTTCCATAGCTCATTCCAGGGAAATGTACCCGGGCAATGAGCGCGGTCAACAGAATTGATATCTGCATGGCTAATAATACCGCTTGTGCCATCACCGGCCCGCTTTGGGATGTGGTAGTGGTCACACACGGCAGCAATGAGCGCAAAGCCCGATTGTTTCTGTGCGTCCGTGATGGGGGCCATATTCGTGATATCTGGCTTGCAGAACTCTATCGAGATTGTCCAAAGGTTCGGGTTGAGATCGGCGCGGGCAAAGTTAAGCCGGGGCTTCTTGAGCGGCGCATTGCCCCAGGCAGCGGCGTTGCAATTGACACCTTGCCAGATCGTGCCATTGGTGCTAATGGCAAAGTGGGTTGAAACGCCATTATTGCCCATGTAGTTCATTGTGCCCGATCCATCACTCCCGCCCGCCGTCCCATGAATGATCAGATGAGAGACGGGCACGCCGCCCCGGTCAAAACTGTTGCCTGAGATGTTGTATTCCTGAGCAACATCTAGCCAACCGTCTGCATCAAAGTTCACTCCGTCGCTCCTTTCCGCTTTGCTCCTATCACCTCTTGCAACATGGTTACACTCATCTGTAACTCTTCAAGCTTCAAGCTTTGTTGCCGGTATGCAGGCCGCACGACCCCAAATACCTCATAAGCCACAACCATCAACGTGAGCAGGAACACGCCTAGCTCTAAGAGCCGCACACGCGACACCTGATCGTCTGCGTCCTGTGTCTGGGCGGCATAGGCGTTGTAAATGGCCGTGAGATACTTTTGCTCGTGCAAGAAGAGGGGGGCAATGGCTGTCACCATCGCCTTTCTATCATGCTTTTGAAAAGCGACAAGTACTTGCCCTCCTGCGGTGTGCATCGCCTCGTACTCTCCTTGAGCCGCCTGGATATCATCGGCAACGGCAACATTCCGGTTACTGAGCGTCGTTTGTGTATCCTGCGTGAAGCCGAGATCATCCTTGAGTTGCTGATCTGGCCTCATCTGAAGAGGATTGATTGTGATGTCCATCGGGTCGGGGGCCAGGAGCAACAACGAACTCCTGAGAATGCGCTGTGTGCGTAGCTCCTGCCGATTGAGCAGCGTAGCCGTATCACGCGTGACGGTCTCTTGCCAGAGCGTGAGTTGAATCGCCGCCTGAGAGAGCGCGACAAGCACCAGGATCACCCCAATCGCGCTTGAATAGGCAACACGTGTATATTTCATGACTATCCTCTAATGCTTGAAGATCTGCAAGAGAACCGGAATCATCGTACTAATAATTGCGCCTGCAACCAGGATCAAGAGCGCGGCCTGGGTGCCAATGACCTTTTTGAGATTGTCCTTTTGCTCCTTGAACTTTTCCCGTTGCTCATTCAAGATGGTCTCTTTGAGATCATCGATCTGCTTGGAAAGCGCCGCAACATCGTCCTCGGCCATTTTTACCCGCTCCTCAAGCCGCGTCTGATTGGTGTTGATCCCGTCAAACATACGGCGTAGCTCCTCTTGCCCGGCCAGGGTATGGGCGAACTGCTGTTGTAGCGGGGCCGTGACCATCTCAATGATTGCCTTGAGTTGGGCAATATCATCATTTGACATGGCATCACGCCGCCGCCTCCTTCTCTTCTGTTGTCTCTGCCTGGGGAGGCAAGAGCAACCACATGTCCCCGACGAGAGAGGGATTGAGCATATAGTCCCAGGGGAGATAGCCGAAGCCCTGATCCCCCCACCGGCCCCAGGAGTTAAGAAAGAAAACATACTGCTGATCAAACCCGACGGCAAGCGGCGCATGCCCTCCTATTGGCGCGTCATTGCTTCCAGGCATCGGCACAATGCCCGTCTTAGCAATAGCTTTACTCATCATAGAGGCAAAGACCGCCATGCCAAAGACAAACGGCTTATCCATCATGAAAACAGACTTCATATGCAGCATGTTAGACGGCACGCGCCTATAGCCCCCGATCAGATGTTTTTGAGCATCATCGTAGACTTGCTTGCTCGGCTTCTCCCTGAAGTCGTGGGAGTCGTCCCACTCAGGATCGGGGGCAAGACCATAGCGCTTGACGGCTTTGATGGTATCCCTGAGTGTCGCGCCGCAATCAATTTGGGTGAGATCCGTTTTCGGGTTGTCGGTCTCCTCGCGGGTCTCGATCAGGCGTGTATTCCAATAGAGATATCTATGCGAGGGGGCGAAGTCTCGCTTGAGGGGGAGCAAGTTGAAGCGCACGGCTTCAATCACGGCACATGAGGTACAATCGCCGATGTCTCCTTGATCGTACTTGAGCGGCTGGCACAGGGGCCGTAAATCCACAATTTGAGGAGTTGCCGCGAATAAGATGTTGCCAGGGATGCTAAACGGTTCGTCTCTCGGATCAAGACTATCCGGCCTACATCCCCTTAATCTTCTACTCATCTTCTTCCATCCCTTCACACTTATTAAGTTTGACGTTTAACATATGAGACTTGTAACTTAATATCCTTCGATCAGATGGACAGAGCTTGCTACACTTGAGGTCACGGTAATTTTCACCGTGTCAAACCCGGCTCGGCATAAGCCTTGTGACCACGTGTTGAGACCAGTATTTGAGCTTTGTGTGCCGCCCGCCGCTGCCTGTGTGACCCACACGCTAAACACCTGTGATGCTCCCACCTTCATGGCCTCAATCGTGCCTGAAGAGAGTTCCGAAACAATCCAGTAGCTATTGCCCGTAAAGGCAACCGGCAACACGAGGTTTTGCGCGCTAGCCGAGCGGTAGTTGTTGCAGACGATCATGCAGCGCTTCACGGTGCCGGTCATGTATTGATACAAGGTGCAGGTGCCCGAGATCGACCCCGAGACCGTCACGGCAGCGGGGTTACACTGAATTGCTCCATTAATGACCATACCGTTGAGCGTCACCACGCCCGAGCCGTTAGAGACCACTGTGCTATCGAACCAGCCCCCGGCAAGCATGGTCTCGACAGCGTTGAAGAAGGATGCATCCAGCCCCGGAGGGCTTCCGTTCACAAACGGCCCATGTTTCGTGTATGTATAGTATGTCAATCTATTCTCTCCTTATCCCTGTATTGCCGTTAAGTCAAATCTAAATTCTAAGGCTTCTCCACTGGCCTTCGTATGGCTGTAAAGGCCTCGGGCAATGAGAATGCCGGTATTGATCGCCGAGGTAGCCGCACTACCGCCGAAGAAGCCAACTTCCGCAATGGCAAGCCCGATAGCCTCTGAGGCCGTGAGATACATCGTCACGACGATCTCACCTGTCAGGCCATTGGCGTAACTTGTGACGGCTTTGCGCATATTTTCCGCGCCGAGCTTGGTATCGGTTGCGGCGGGCGCTGTGTTGCTTGTGCCGAGACCCACGTAGCGGATCAAGGCATTATTTGCGCCTGAGAGACTGTCTCGCATCAAATTTAATCCTGAATTAGTAATGGTGACTGCCGCCATAGAACCCCCTTTCTAGCTGGGATAGAGCGTGGTTGCCGGGTAGAGCGTGGTTGCCGGGTAGGTGCTGGCGTAGATTGTGACCGTCATCGTGGCCGCAATCGAGAGGGAGGCCGCGAATGATTGCAGGATGGTCACGGTTTGCCCCACGCCAACATTAATTGAGTTGGCGATCTGGGGTTGTGCGAGGAGCTTGCTGAAGAAGTACGTCCACCCCGTATCATATGGGCCTGTGATGGCGCGCACCTGATACCAGATGTTAATCGCATCCAGGCTATCAGAGGCGCTCACCTCTTCAACCAGCATGTCAGTGTTATTGAGATTGTGGGCATCCAGGGCAACCGTGATGAGTTGCCCCGGCTCATAGCTCGTATCCAGCGTTGAGAAGGTGAGCGCCGCCCCTTGCCTCGCATAGCGCTGGATCAGTTGGGAGGCTTCGCTAATGCCATTTGTGAGGCTTGTGAGCGTGTTATCGTCGGTCACATCCTCCACAATCCCGCTTGTGCCATCAAGACCGGCTTGATAGGCGATTTGAGCGTTATCTGCCGTGACCACAACGGTCGGGAATTGGCCGATATAGTCGATCTTCAGCTTGTCGTTATAGGGTGCCCCCCGTAACTTCACGCCGTTGCTGTCCTGAGCAAGCACCGGGTCGCCCTTCGCCCAGTAAAAGTCCATATTCTGATCGTTGCCCTTAATGCCTACGATCTTTTGTACATAGCCGCCGCCCGTGTCCACGCTCACTGTCGGTGCTTGTGAGAAGGCATAGCCAACGGTCCATGAGGTCGTGTTATCATCGCCGATCTTGACCTCGCTTTGTGCCAGCGTCTCCGCATAGCCGCCAGTGATGTACTGCGTGTTTCTGTATGTGGGATTGGCACGCTCAAGGGTTGGGGGGTTATAGTAGTGATCGATATTGGAGCCGTCGGTGATTCCAGGCTTCTTGATATAGGTATAGGGCACAAACCACAATTGTTTATGCTCATCGATTTGCCAGTAGTACGGCACGCCTGCATCTGATGCCTGTTGCATGAGGGCGTCAAGCGCTTCAGAGACTTTGCAATAGGTAAAGATCGCCTGCGGAATCAAGCCAACATTGCCGCCTGGATAGAGGGAGACAGAAGGATAGAGCGAGGTTGAGGGCGTGGGGCCATCATAAATAAAACCGACGGTCACACCTTCAGCGGCCAGGAAATTCGTCACAATGTCTTTGACTATCGCGCCGCACGTCATGTTGGTATAGAGCGCCGCAATCCTGCGTTTATCGGCGAGGAAATGCTGATCGATACAGGAAATATCGTGTATGAGCGCATTCTGAAAGCCCGGTTTGCGTTCCTTCGGCTTATCGATATAGCCGGAAAAGACCAGCTTGCCCGATTGGTTGTAGATCGCGACCCGCTGCCACTGTTCAAAGTGCGTAGCCGTTGTGGACTTCACCCGGAAAGCGGCGGTGCTACGCCTGCCGATAGTCTTATCAATATTGAGCGTGCCCGCAATGATAAAGACATCCTGGTTGTTGACGGTCGCCGTGATGACCTGCCCCGCGACCGTCGCAATCGGCCCGCCGCCTCCTGTACTTCCTCCCCCTCCTGTACTCCCCCCGCCGCCGCTGCTTGAGCCTCCTGTGATGCCTGCCGCATAGTGTGCCGAGATCGTTGAGGCCGAGAGGGCCACGTTAAAGAGCGCGATCTCATCCAGATAGCCAGGGGCTGTGAGTGATCCCGCAAAGTCAAAAAGGCTTCCCAGATAGACCGGGCCGCTTGTTCCCGATAGGGTGGCAACCCCATCGAGATAGTAGGAGACCACGCCCGCCGCCGTAACCGTCATGGCGACAAAGTGCCAGCCCGTCCCTAGATTGATCCAGAACTCTATGGTCGCCTCGCCCCATGACGTGATATCCAGGCTTGAGGGGAGGGTGATTCCGCCGCCCGCCGTGAGCTGCATGCAGGTCTCCCCCGAGACCCCTGCAATCGCGCCGGGTTGGGCCAGCGTTGCCCCGCTCACGGTCGCATCATAGCCGTTGCCGCTACTGTCATAGGCCGTTGTGCCGCTCGTCTCCTCTAATTGATAGTAGGCTTGTGGATTGCTGGCCCGAATGACAGTCGAGTAAGAATTGCCGCTTGAGGTGCCCCCGCCGCCGCTACTTCCCCCACCTGACGTTGCCCCGATGCCTGCATTGTAGTGCGCCGTGACCTGCGTAGCCGTGAGCGCGACCCCACTATAGAGCGCGATCTCATCAAAATAGCCGCTGAGAGCAAGAGAGCCTGCAAAGTCAAACGGCGTGCCGAGCAGGAAATCGCCGCCTGAGCCTGCGGGTGTGGTTGCCGCCCCGTCCTGGTAGTAGGTGGTGCCACTCCCTGATGCAACGATGACGATATGATGCCAGCCACTGCCCAGATTGGCCCAAAACTCAATACTGCCCGTTGTCCAGGTGCCCGGATTGAGCGAGGAGGGTAGGGAGAGACCGCCGCCAGCCGTGAACAGGACCGCTTTATCGCTGTCACTGGCAATCGCCCCCGCCTGCCCGAGCGTTGCCCCTGCAAGCGTGGCATCGTAGCCGTTGCCGCTACTGTCTACGGCTACGCTTCCTGAGCTATCGTTGAGGCGATAATAGGCCGTTGGATGATCGGCCAGGATGGTAGAAGAATACAGCGACATGGCTAGTACCCCACATCCGCTTTCCACCCGAAGGTGACGGTTTGGGCTGGGTTGGCGTCCACGTTGATCGTGAACTGCGTACTGGTCGGGTTACTGATCCAGAACTTGGCCGCGCTGCCGAATGAGGTTTGAGGCGTGACACTGATCTGCTCTAAAGTGGGCGTCATGCTCAAGCCATGCGTGACCGTCACGGATGTATTGCCGCTCGTGATGGAGGCCGAACCGTGCGCCTCGGTGACGAACGCCGCCGCGCTGGACACTGAGTTGAAACCAGTGTTGCCCCTGACCTGTGTGCCTGTTGGGAGTCCCGAGACGAAGAGGATTGGGGAGACGGTGCCCGATCCTGTCTTCACGTTGAACGTGTTGCCGGTCACGACGCTATAGGTGCCCCCGGTATCAATCCTGATAAAGCTACTGGTTTTCGGAGTTGAGGAGGCATCACTCTCCCAATAATTATTGGAGATGATACAGCGGGTCGCGTTGAGGTAAATGCCGTTGATGCTGTTGGCACTGCCGCCGCTCTGCTGATAGCCGACATTGATCGCAACATTATTGGAGAAGATCATCTCAGGCCCACCCGCCTGGGTCTGGACGATATTGCCGCCGTTGCCATCAAAGATATTGCCGATGATGCGCACTTGCAGGCCGTAAAGCTTAAAAACGCCTTTCCCGTTGACGAATGCGTTTCCGCAATAGACCGAGAGACCGTTATCATCTCGAATGTGGAAGTTATCCCCGTTGCTCCCATCGGCCCCGCCGTTGTCCTGAAAGAGATTGTGAAAGATGTAATGCTCATCGGCATTCGTGAGGTAAAGGCCGCGCCCGACTCCTGAGCTATTGATGCCCCCCTCGATGAAATTATTCGTGATCGTGTTTTGATAGCCGAATGCGCCGCCCGGCCCGTGCTGCATGTAGATACCGTTTTCCCAGGCGTTATGTATCCACACGTGATCGATCAATCCACGATACCAGCCGTAGGCATCAATCCCGCCTCCGCCTGATGTCTGATTGCTGCAATCAAGCTTGAGGTCTCTCACAACTGGCCCGGCCATGCCCTGACTTGTATGCGCGTACTTGATGATATAGGTATTGACCCCCGAGGCCATTTTGATGATCGATCCCCAGCCCGTTCCAATGAAGTTCACGCCCTGATATGGGGTATTTGGGACCGTGAGGGAGGAACTAATCAAATACGTGCCAGCGGGAAAGAACACCGTCCCGCCGCTGCTCGGGAGCGCATTGATTGCCGCCTGTATCTCACTGGTATCATCAGAGACGCCATCCCCAACGGCCCCGTACTGCTTGACATTGGTTACAAGACCGGGCACTAAGCTCAAAAACGTCATCTTCCATCCTCCCCTAAGTTACATGTCTCACACATTAAATATCAAACTTACATGCCATAGACGCCAACTTTATTGCGCACGGCATTGACAAAATGCGGCATGAGACCCGTCATGAGTTGCCGTCCGTCTAGATAGACGGGCGCGGGCTGTACGATGATCTGCG